ACGCAATCTATAGTTCTCTCCGGGTTTTTCCCCGACAGTATCCACGAACAGCCAAAAATCATCGGCCCACTCCTGCACCATAGTCTTGGGTACACCACGCTTATGCCATGTCCAAGTTTTATATAGGGGGTGCTTCTCTCTGGAACCCCAGTCTCGGGCACGCGTGTTGTCCGCGCTTCCGTGCTTCCATTTACGTTGGTAGTGCTTATCGCAAAGCCCATGGGCTTTCTGTGGTGCGGAGCAACCTGCGATAGTGCATAGCGGCTTCTTTTTAGCCAAGTCCGCGCGGTAGTGCACATCGCACATACCTTTTCGAGTACTTGCGCGCCTGCAACCATCTATAGAGCAAGGGCGGGCGCGGAATTTGCGTTCTTGGTCGTAGTGCTGACGGCAAACGCCCCGCGCAAAAGCGGGGCGTCCACAGTCTTGGTAGGTGCAGTCAGTCATCGAGCTCTCCAAGGTCGGTCAGGCCAAACTAACCGACAAAACTTGGAGTGTCAAATCCCTCAGCTACCCGGCGACGCATACATGCAGAGCGGATCGCTGACACCGAAGCTGTAGCGTTCCCGGGCCTTGTAGCGGGCGTTCCCAGAGTCGAAATCGCCATCCATGTCAGTGGTCATGGCGGCCCGAACGAAGTGTTTTGCTCCGTTTGGCACGTCGGTCTTAAGGAACCATGCCTCATTATCCGTCAGATAATGGTTGACCCGGTAACCCTCGGGGATGCTCCCGTTGGTCTTCAGCGCGTTCAGGTCGTTGTCCGCCGTACCGACCCGCATCTCAGTCTGCAGCAGCCGGGTGGCCACGAACATCAGAGCCGGGGGAACGATCAGCTTCCGAGGCTGAGCCGCGATCAGAAGGCCACGCTCGTCCACGAAGGCCGCGATGTCAATGACAGCCTGCTCGAGAGAGGTCTCGTTCAGGTCAGCGTCGACAGACGGCCGGTTGCGGTTCGTGGCGCCTTCCACCGTCGGGTGGCTGGCGTTGAACCACGTGACTGCGTCACCAGTGTTGTAGGTCGTGAAGCCGTTGTTCAGCAGAGCTGCAGCTTTGACCTGCTTGGTGTACGCCATGGCACGGGCCAGAGCGCGGGTGTAGCGAGCCGAAAGAGAGTCGTAAAGGTTGTCCTCGACGGCTTCCTCCGTGATCGAGAACCCCATAGCGACAGTCTCATGGACGTACCGGGTGGTGAACGCCTCTTGCGCATTGTCGTAGGAGATAGACGCACCTTCCGACTTGACCGGTGCAGCACCGAAGCCAGAAAGCTTGACCTCTTCCTCGAACGAACGCTCGGAGGTTTCGGTTTCGTAGATCTCAGAGTGCTCGTTCTCGTACTTGGCGTACTCCAGACCGAACAGCCCGTTGAGACCCGGGAGGAGCTCCTTAAGGAGCTGGGCGCGTGTGATAGCCATACTTCAGCCCTCCTTACAGGCCAACAGCGTTGGTGAAGCTGTGGTAGCCCGGGTTGAACTTGACCAGCACGTCTGGGTAGGCGTCACCGATCGGCGAAACAGCTGCCACGATGCGGAAGGCCGCGGTGGTGGTAACCGTGGTGGACTCCAGAGCCGAAGTAGAGTTGCCCGTCGCGGTCGAACCGGTCGAGGTGCTCTGAGCAGCGGCAAAGAAGGTGTTGGCACCGATGTCCGACTGGTCGATCGTACCATCCAGCTGAGCTTGGAACAGCACGTTCGGGTCGTCGACGACGTATGCCTTGATCTCGGTGCCGGTCGGAGCCGCGTAAGCCGAGGGGTAGTACTGAGCGTGGATCAGCTGCCCTTGAGCGTTGACGTACTCGCAGCCCACGAACACACCAATCGAGCCCGTCAGCGTGGTGCCGGTGGGCAGAGCGTTCGTGGTGCCGTCAGCACCGGTTGCAGTGGACAGCGCGATGTAACCATCAGCGCCAATGTGAACGACTTGACCGTAGAAGAGGTTCGTTGCCTCCCCTGCCGGGTCGATGAGATACTGGGACACAGCCCCAGCGTACGGAAGACCGTCCGCGCGTTTCACCGGACGGAGACCGTATGGTGTAGCAGTAGCTGCCATAGCACTTCTCCTAGATGGATGATTTCATGGTAGGGTTACCCCTTACCAAACGAAGTGCGCGTGGTCCGTTCCGGTTTCAGAACAGGCATGCGGGGATCAGACTGTCGGAGGTAGTTGTTATCTACCGCCTCCATCTGCTTCTGAGTCATCTCGTGTTGCTGCTCGACACGATCGGCGGCAATGTCCTCGTCGATTGCGCACAGAAGAAGCCCACCGACTTCGATGTTGTCCTTCCAGCGGGTGTCAAGGTCTGACACGAGTTGCATCTCAGGATGATCTGCGGCCTTAACAGGCACGTAGCCCTCACGGAAGCGACCAGAGACGTTGGGATTGTCAGCGTTACCCATAGTTGCGGTGCGGACCCAACGGAACTTCACTCCGTCTTTCGGGTTCGGGGTAGGCAGAGCTGACGGACGCACCCACGACTTTTTGCGCTGACGGTTTTCGCGCGTCTGCTGTTCACGTGGTGTACGTTTATCCATTTTCTTGGCCCTTCAGTTTGAGCAATTCTGCCGCATACTGTTGCGGCGTGAGTCCAAGCTTCTTTGCGACAGCAGCTTGGGTTGCGGTCAATTTGACTCTGCGTGGCGTCTGTGCACTTCTCGCTGCGGGCGTCACCACGTTCTGCGCCTTTCTCGGGGGAGGCGTGACCTCTTCCTCGCCCGTTGAAAACTCATCAGCGAAACGCTGCCTCACGGCGGCGTCAATCTGACTATAATACGTATCGCTGTCCGGATCAACGCCGCTCTTAACAAGGCGCTCATGCACCCCCAAAGCGTATCCCGTCATCTCCGGGTTGTTGCCATACCAGTCGTTCTCCGCTCTGCGGTTGTGCCTGCGGCTGTGCTTGCGGCTGCGCCGGTTGCTGTGCCGGCTCGCGAGGTGCCGGCGGGCGGTAGTTTTCGAAGCGGTACAGATCGTTCTGCGCTTTGGTCAGCTCCACCTGAGCCTTAAGTAGCCCGTCACTGTCGCCGGCCTCATATGCGGCTTTGTATGCCGCTTGCGCATTGGCGACTTGTGCTTCTGCACGTGCCTTGCCTTGGGAGACAGCATATTCCTGCCCCTGCTGGCTAAGCTTTTGCAGGCGTTCGTTTTCGGCATGCAGTCGCTGGGCGTACTCTAGTGCCTCATCACGAAGCCGTTGGGCTTCGGCCTGCTGGCGAGCCGCTTCGCGCGCCTCGAATGTCAGCTTCTTCAGCCGTTTCTGAACGCCCTCGCTGTAGTTCTCGAGGTCCCCGTCGTCAGGGATTTCCGGCTTTGCGTCGGCGGGGCGCCGAGGCTTCTCCTGTGGGTCGACGTCGTCGACGATCTCGATCTCGAACCCGTCTTCGGTATCTTCGACGTTTTCGGTATTTTCGAGATCTTCACGATCCACGTCTTCGTTGAAGCTCTGTTCTTCGGTCATTGTCACGCCCTTTCATATCCGCGCGGATCGTCGACCACTGCCTCGACAGTGTCGTCGTTGATGATCCGGAACTCTTTGCCGGCAATCTTGAACCGAGTCCCCGAGTAGGATCGGAAGATCACAAAGTCGCCCTCTTTGCAGTAAGGGCCCGACGGGAACTTGTCCTCGTCTTTGTATGCCTCGCTACCGGCCTTCAGCACGAAGCCGATGATAGACGCGGTCTGCTCTCGGGATTTCAGCTCGTCGGGGAGGTACACGCCCCCCTCGGTCTTCTGCGACACGTCCAGCGTCGCAATCAGCAGCCGATAGCCGGTCGGCTCGGGCAGCTTGTGCAGGATATCCTGCGAGATCTCCGTACTCTCGTACATGTAGTCCTCATCGCGGCGGATCAGCCCCGCCGTAGCTTGCACCGGACCATCCGGTGGTTCTGTGCGCCTCAGTTGTCGGTGTAGCGGCGCTCGATGTCGCGGATCTCTTCGAGGATCTCACGCATCGCCGCGATCTTGCCCACCGCCCGGGCGTATTCTGCCATGTCCTTTACCTGCCCCGAAGCGAGGTAGTCACTCGCCCCGGAAATCGTCTCCTTCAGGCGGAGGCGTAGAGTCTCAAGCGGCTCCATCTGTCCCACCTCCGTTGCTCTGCGAGGCGCGATCCAGCGCCATCTCGGCGGCGCGGAGGCCGATCTCGGCGCCTTTGTCGCGCTCCTTGCGGGCGTTGGCGTCCAGCTGCACCGCTGCGCGGATCGCTGTATTCGCCGCGTCCCGCTGCATTTCTGCATCGAGCCGCTCTTCGCTCAGCGCGATGTTTGCCCCGGTCTTCTGCGCGTCGAGCTTCAGCTTCTCCATGTCCAGCAGGGCTTTGTGCTTGGCCTCGGCTTCCTTGAGCGCCATCTCGCGCTCCTTAATCTGCAGCTCGGCCCGCTGGATCTGCGTGAGCGGATCTTTCTCGGCCTGCTGTGCTGCCATCTGCGCGGCTTCGGCTTGGTTCTTACCCAGCAGCTTCTCCGCGGCCGCAGCCGCGAGCCTCGAGATCTCGCGCTCCACGTCTTCCGGGATCTCTGCGTCGGCCGCTGGCAGCTCGACGCCCAGCTGTTTCTGGATCTCGACCCGGTAAGCCATCGCCACGTGTTCCGTGATATGGGCAGCTGCGGCGCTTGAGATCGCCGCCGCGAAAGGCGACTGACCCACCAGCTGCTGGATCTTCGGGTCTTTCATCGCAGCCATGTGGACGGCGATGTGGGCTTCGTGGTCTTGGTACTCGAACGCCTTGACCGGCTCCTGCTTGAGCATCGCCATGTTCTCGGTAACCGGGTCCATCGGCTTGATGTCGTCAGGCAGCTTGATGATCTCATCAGCATCTTGGATGTTCAGGACCTCGAGCATGCCCCGGTGGAGCTTACCCATGTCGTAGAGCTGCGGCGCCTGCTGCGCGAGCTGCAGTGCAGCCTGATACTGCACCACCCTCTGGGCCATGGTAGCCGCGTTCGGGTCAGACACCGGAATCACGTCCACCCGGCCATCGAAGTCAGCCATGCGATCGTGCTCGGCCTCATCGTCATACGCATAGCGCGGACCCATGAAGTCCCGGATCACCTCGGCGATCAGCTTGAGCTCACGGCGCATGGCGGCGTGGAGCCGCGCCTGCACACCAGTCATCACTTTCATCGATCGCTCGAGCAGCGCCAGCGTTGTCCCCACCGGGGCCTCGGGGTTCATGTTCCCGACTTGGATGTCTGCGATAGAGCCGATCCGGCGGCCTTCCTCCACCACATTGCCGAGCAGCTGGTAGAGGACAGTGGAGGGTTCTTTGTATGGCAGCGGGAAGAGTGACTCCCGCAATGTGCCCCCGGGCACATCCACATCCCGCCACTCCCCGGGCTGGAGCGGGGTGTTGTCGCCAGTAATCCGCATCCCCTTGGCTTTGAGACCCGCCGGGATATTCGCCAGTGTGCCCGCATCGACCAGCTGGCGCAGGATCGACGTCGCAGATTTTGCCAGACCACCAATGAGGTGGATCAGCCCGATGCCGTAGAACCCCATACCGGGCAGGTACTTGTAGTGGGTGAAGTGCATCCGCTTGATCTTGCGGGCGTCGTCTTCGAACCAATTACGCCGTATAGACAGCACGATGCCGGACGACTTCTCGATCGTCACGATGTAAGGCCGCGGGATGCCGTCGGGGTCATCCATCTCCTCAGGCATGTTCATAGTGACGTGCATCTCGAGGATTGTGTGCCGGTCGTCGTCTTCGACGGTGCCCTCTTCGCCGGCGAGCTTGTTGTACTTCTCTTGGATATCCGAAAAATCCGGCTCGGGCTCGGGCAGGTCGACGTCGCGGTAGAACCCGTTCAGCTGCAGCTTCATGACCTCGACGGTGGTCTTCTTCATCACGTGGGTGTAGCGCTCGCAGGTCTGCAGGTCAGACGCACCGTAGGGGACAACGAAGTCTTCTGCGGGAACAAACACCGACGCCGGCCGCTCCATGATCGGGTCGAAGTAGACTTTCTTGAAGGCGGAGCCCGCCAGCGGCAGCTGGAACAACATCTGCTCCAGCTCATCCCGATACTCGACCATATTCTCGGTCAGCTGGTAGTTCAGCTCGTTCTCGACCCGGGTGGCCTGCTTCACCTTGTCGGGCGTGGCTTTACCCATGATCTTGGTGCGCGCCGGGCCCGAGGCAGGAAACAGCTCTCCCATGGCCTGTGCTTGGAACCGCACCACGGCCTCAGTCAGCAGGGGGTGGAACACCCCCGAAGCGCCTTCCCACGGCATCGAACGCTCTTCGATCTTCAGTCCGAGCAGGTCCAGCCCGTTGGCGTAAGATGTTGCCCAGTCCCGTCGCGCCTGCTTGTCGCTCTCGAAATCAGCAAGGAGCTCGTTGCTCATGGACATCAGAGTGTCGTCGTCGATCTGCTCCGCGAGGTTGTCGTCATGGGCGCCGCCCATGAGCTCGTCAGAGATCTCACCACCAAAGTCGATCAGGACACCGCCGTCCTCATCCGTGATAGCCACGGCTTCAGGGTTGACGATCTCAATCTCCAGCTCTTCGGGGTCGTCCCCGATGCTGTCTTCGATGTTGAACGGCTCAGGTGTGCGTTCGACGGCCATGAACGGCCTCCTCTATGCTCAGTGCGTCTAATAATACGCTGCTTTCTGCCTATATGGCAACTCATCCTCGTATTCATCAGTCGGCAGGCGTAAGAAGCCGCCTTGGCGGAACCGCATCAGGGCCATTATAGTTGCGTCGACTTGGTCGTCGTTCCGCATGAACGGGAAACCTGCGACCTCTTCAACGAGGTCATCCGCCCACCGGCGGTCGGGCGCCCACACCAGCCCGGATCTGACAATGTCAGCCACGGAGTTCAGTCGCGCCATCTTAGTGTTGGGGTTGTTCTGCGTCCCCCGCACCGGGGTGTACTCGCCGACGGGGATACCCATGCGGCGCAGCTCTTGGTACAGCGGCGTACCCGAGCTCTTTTTCTCGACGATGAACACGTCGGGGTCCCAGTCCTGATACTCCTGCAGCGCAAGCTCTTTGAGCTCCGGAAACTCCAGCCGCTGCTTGATCGCGTTCAGCAAGATGATGTTGTGGGCGCTCTCCTCCTCGTTGAAGAACACGCCCCATGTGGTCAGTGCCGTAAAGTCCGCGCGGTTGTGGGCCTCGGCCGCGGCGTCGAGCGTCATGATAATGTATTCACACCCCGGCGGGTCATCTTTTTGCCACAATCGCCACCACTCACGCTTCACAATCGACGCTTCTTCGGCAGTCGGCTTTTGCTGGTACTGGGCATTCCACTGGTACACAGGCATGGAGGCTTTTGTGCGCTTAAGCGCATCGAGATCAAAGAACTCAGGCCAGAGCGCTTTTTCTTTGATGGTAATTTCGCCAGTAAGTAAGTCTTTGCTCTCTTTTTCGAGTATGGCCGGGAACTCGAATACCTCATATTGGTCGGCAGCCTCGTTGTTAGTCATATCTCGGATGAGTCGTCCGATCATGTCGTCCTGATGCCATCGGGTATGGACGACCGCTACAGCCCCACCCGGCATTAGTCGGGTGCGTGCGCCGAAGGCGAACCAATCGTAAGCCTTTTCAAAGACCGTAAAGTTACCCGCCAGAACATCCTGTTCCGAATGGGGGTCGTCTACGACGAGCAAGTGCGCACCGCGACCTGCGAGAGCTGCGCCAACACCAGTGGCGTAAAATTCGCCACCTTCAGTTGTGTTCCACCGTCCAGCAGACTTACTATCCTTCGACAGCTGCGTATCCGGAAAGATCTCTTGGTAGGCAGCATCTGCAATCAAGTTCCGGACCTTACGCCCGAAGTCCACGGCGAGGTCCGTGGTGTGCGACACAAGCATAACCTTGTGCCCCGGGTTCCGACCCAAATACCATGCAGTGTAGTATATAGACGTGAGCTGTGATTTACCGTGCCGCGGCGGCACTGACACGCAGATGCGGTCTTTCTCGCGCCGCTCGATATCCTCGAGCAAGCTGGCCAGCCGGCGGTGGTGGGCACCGACCTTATAGTCCTGCTGCATGTGCTTACAGAACTCGATCAGATTGTCACGGCAGCGCTGCACATGCTCGCGCTTCTCGAGCTCCTCTACGAGCTTCTCGATCTCGACAACTTCATCGTCGCTCAGCTGGTCGATGTTCTCTAGCAGCCGGTTAATGTCCTCTCGGGACAGCTCATCTGCAGCGGTGCCATCAAGCATCGTCTTTTTCGTCGTCAGGCACGTGGTACACGCCGTTTATGAGGTTGTTCTTAAACAGCTCCAACACCCACAGCATCTCTGTACCGTCCTTGAAACCCAGCGATGCCCGGGCGGACAGGTAATTCTCTTTGTCCCATCCCAGCACAAGCACGTCACTGTAGACACCCATTGCCTGCTCCAACACGTTGTCTGGATCTTTGGCGGCGTCCC